ATCGGTTTATCCTCATCAATAATACCTTTTGTGTCATCGATACCGTCTGATCCCGAAAAGTAAATTGTCGTTCCGTGCTTTTTGTAACGGATCTCCATCGGGGATTTAGTGATCAGAAAGCGATTCTTCGGTATCTGCAGACGGTTGATCCCGCGGAGCATTTCTTTGTAAACCGTTTTCCGCAGCTTGTTGTGATGCTTTCTCAATACCACCGCAGAGCCGTTCGGGTCATTAACAATTTGATAATCGGTCCGAATAGCCGCGAAACTGGACTTCGTTCCAGCACGCCCGGAGGTTAATATGATATGCCGATGATGGGTGTCATTGAATACCGGCATATATTTCGGAATGATGATATCAGATATCCTTACCTGTTTCTTTTGGCGCATCATTTATAATCTCAACTCCATCATCGTCGTTGTCATCACCAACGCTTTTTAGTTTATCGGTCTGAGCCTTAATCTGTGCAATCCTTGCTTTCTGCTCCTCAGATGCCAGTTCCCAGTTATTGTGCAGCATCTCATCATACTGCTTGATCATGGCTCGAAGCTCGCCCTGTGCTCTGGCTTGTGCTTTCAGAAAATTATTCTGCTTGTCCCAGGCCTGTTGAATCTGGTACATATCCCCATTGTCAAAGCTGCTGATTTTCTCCTCTGTCTTGTCATCCTGATCCTTCACATAAGCAATTTTTTGCGCCCTGATGATGGCGGCATAAGCTATTTGAATCTGATGCCAGAGAAGGTCCAGCGGATTGGCCTGCTCAATGGCACAAAAAATCTCCCGTGTTTCCTCCGGGAGATACTTGCTGAAAAATCCATACTTCTCAGCCTTCTTATTTCCGGGCGGTCCGCCTGCGGCATTGCTGTTTCCCGGCTGCGCGCCACGTTTCCGAGCGTTCGCTTTTTTATCCGAGCGTTCGTTATCCCACTTGTGGGTGCTTTTCCACCGGCGAACCGTTCCTTCAGGGAGATTTAGTTGACTTGCAATCTCAACTAATTTCTGGCCTTCCAGGTACATGGCCTTCGCCTGATCATATCTCTCATCTGGCGCTCTGGCCATGCTGTCACCACCTTCCATTCGTCGGTTTTGGGTATAAGAAGAGCACCCCGAATGGTGCTAATCTAGGTCTCTGTCACTTTTCCTAAAAAATACCGAAATACTTATATTCACCTGCAATTCCTATTCTAAACATTATCCAATGATCCCATTCGCATACATAGAACATACCCTCATCCGAATCTTCTTTTGCATCTTCATAATTGGGAACTTGCGTTCCATCATCCCACGCACCTCCCTTTAGCATAACTAATACTTGCTCGTGGACACCGTTGCTGGGCTCATTATCATTCCAATTTACATAGGCAAAATCTTCTTTATCTACTATCCACTTCCATTCTCCATTTCCATCCTTTAATGCTCCAAGCCAAAAAGAATCAAAGGGTATCAACGAAGAAACCAAGGCATTTTCTTCTGCCGTAGAAATTGTCGCTAAATGCCCGTATCTCGCTTCACAATCTTTTCGCGCATCATCCCACGATACTTTATCGTAAATAGCTAAGTAGTAATTCCCATTACTTTTTTTATATTCTTCATCAACTATCTTCACATCGCAGAATATGCCAATAAATAGCGCAATAATTACTCCTGCAACAAACCACCAATATGCTCTAGTACTTATTTTTTTATTATTTCTAAGTCGTTCTAATATTAAACCAAACAAAAAAGCGATTAACTCTGAAATAATATTGTTCTTCATAGCGTTATCTCCCCAGAATAGCTTTTCTTTTATCATAACCCACGTATTTCCTTTTTTCAACAGCAATATACACGAAAAAGAGCGCAACCATCGCTGATCGCTCTCTCTCGGATTAAACTCTCTGGGGAAGAGTGATTTTGTTGAGGCCCTTTCGCTGGTGCCTCTGGATTATATTATAACTATGCTTTTTATGCTTTTTATGCGTTTTTCAAAAAATCGCTCATTTTTCTGCTAATTCTACTCTGATCCAGATGCAAACGCTTCGCAATCCGTATCTGGCTCATTCCATCAACATACCGCATCCTAAAACATCTCCGCGTCACCCCGTCCGGGATAGCTTCGATCCAAGCCTCTACCTCATTGATATCTGCTTCCAGCTTCTCCAGCCGGGTTGCCCATCTGGCCCTGCGCTTCAGCTCCAGTTCAAAATCATAACCCACAACAGACTGAGGTCGGGGATATCCTGTCCGGTAATCCATGATCACGCTGTTTCCGATGCAGCTGTCATCTTCGCCAGAGTTCAGACGTGCAATCTTCCCCCGGAGATCTTCCCGCTCTTCCACATTGCTCCGATATTCTTCTAACTTTTTCATGTCCATCGGTATCACCTCCCGTAAATTCCACACTATCCGTGTGGGTACCCACACTTTTTCCACTAAAAATCCACACTGATAGTTGAGATGCCAACACTATTTGTGTGGGTTCTATCGGACAAAATGTTTATACTGCCAATGCATCAAGCAACATCTTCGCCGCCCGGTCGGCCTGTTCTTCATAGTCTGAGTGCATTTCGCTACTGATCGTATCACCTTTATCCCAATGCAGGTAAAAGTGAGCCAGCTCATGGGCAAGACTGTAATTGATATCATTAATTCCCATAGCGCTGCGTATCCCGATTCGGTCGCCATGTAACCGTCCTCTACATTCCTGAAATTCAGGAAAAAACTGTACCTTTACGTTATTTTTCTCCGCGATATGTATCAATTCAGCAAATATCTCGCCCTTATCCCTCATGCTCTCGCCTCCGCAAGATTATCTCTAATAATCCCACAAACCCTTTCACGCATTCAGGAACCATCTGAGACAATTGCGAACGAACTCTTTTTCCAGACGACAGATACGCCTGCGCGAGTTCAGTGTTAATTTGATAGTTACCGTGATCACGATTCATCACAACCCAATCCCGAGAGTCATCATAAAATGCTATCAGATCGGGCGTAAGAATATCCTGTCCAAACCTCTCCCTAATCGCAACCGTCTGGTCTTCCGATAGTTCAGAAATACTGATACTGGCGATTCCCAGTTCTCCGTCGATTATCCTGTAAGGTATTTTTTTTGTACGCATTTCCTACCCTCCTATCTAATCCCACACTTCCAGACTTTATCCCTGCATTCCGTGTGGAAAAATACATCCGTTCCCCGTTTTGTTCCGACCCACTCAACACCGCTCAGATCCTCGTCTGATGCGATCTCTGAACCGCATCCCTGACACTTAACCTTCGCGATGATGCTTCCGCGGCGGGTAATTTTTCCTGTCGGTTCTCCGACCTGTCTGATTCTTTTCGCTATATCCATTTGTCCTCCTTAACTGCTCTGATTCTCGCCTTAAGGCTCGCCATCAGGCTTTCCTGTGTCTCGTCTTTCGCTTCCAGCCGCTTGATCACTTCCTCATCCACCGTTCCGGAAGCGATCAGACGGTGGATGATCACTGCGTTTTTCTGCCCCTGCCGGTACAGTCTAGCATTCGCTTGCTGATACAGTTCAAGGCTCCAGGTCAGACCAAACCAGACGATGATATGCCCTCCTGCCTGCAGGTTAAGGCCATGTCCCATGCTAGCTGGCTGTGCTAAAAGCAGCGGGATCCTACCTTCGTTCCACTCCCGGATATCCTCCGGCCTCTCCAGCCGCCTGCCGCCGAAAGCCTGCTGCAGACGTTCGTAATCGTGCCGGTAATGGTAGAACACCAGCACCGGCTGTCCGTTCGCAGCTTCAATGATCTCCTTCAGTGCCTCAATCTTCCGGTCATGGATCGGGATCGATTCACCTTCGTTTCCGTAAACCGCACCGTTGGCCATCTGGAGAAGCTTTCCGTAGACTGCCGCTCCGGTCAGAGCTGTCACCGTATCCTCCTCCAGCTCCAGAAGCTGCTCCCTCTCCATCTGGCGGTACAGCGCCGCTTCACTTTCGGAAAGGCGTACCCGGATATCGTTCACCGTCAGCTCCGGCATGGTCAGGTAATCCACCGCCTTCATACTGATGCAGATATCGCTGATCCTCTCCCG